GTCATTCCGGACTTGATCCGGAATCCATGAAACCTAACAACCAATAGACTACCTCAAAGGAGGACTTACACATGCCGGAAATCATAAACCCTTTTGAACAGGATGCGTTCAATATGGTGAGCCTCTGCGCCGCCATTAACATTTTGCCGAATATGTACGGCCGGATCAACGAACTCGGCCTTTTTGTCGATGACGGCATCACGACCAGGACGGCCGTTGTTGAGGAAGAAAACGGTATCCTGAATATACTGAAGACTCTGCCCGTCGGCGCGCCGGGAAACCAGAACAAGGTCGGCAAGAGGAAGGTCAGGTCCTTTGTCGTCCCCCATATTCCCCTCGATGATGTCATCAGGCCGGAGGAATTTCAGGGCATCCGCGCCTTCGGCCAGCCCGCCGGAATGGAGACGCTGGCGTCGGTGATGAACAAACATCTCCAGACGGCGAAAAATAAATACGCGATCACCCTTGAACACCTCAGAATGGGCGCGTTGAAGGGCATAATCCTGGATGCCGACGCCTCCACGCTCTACAACCTGTATACGGAATACGGCATTTCCGCGAAGACCGTCGCCTTTGACCTCACCGTGACAAGCCCGTTAACCGACGTCGACGCAAAATGCCGTGAAGTGGTGCGGCATATCGAGGACAACCTCAAAGGCGAGGTCATGAGAAGTGTGCGCTGTCTTGTTTCCCAGGAATTCTTTGACGCCCTCATTTCGCATCCGAATGTCCTTAAATTTTACCTTAACTGGCAGAATGCGGCCGCCATCGCCCAGCAGGATCCGCGAAAAGGATTCAACTTTGGCGGCATCACCTGGGAGGAATACCGCGGCGTCGCCACCGACGAGAACAATGTCAGCCGCAGGTTCATCGCTGAGGGCGAAGGCCACGCCTATCCGGAAGGGACCATGGAAACCTTCAAGACCGTGTATGCGCCGGGCAATTTCATCGAGACGGTGAACACTCCCGGAATCCCGCTCTATGCCAAGCAGGTCATGGAAAAGATGGGGCGCTGGGTCGATCTGCACATGGAATCGAATCCCCTCCCCCTCTGCCTGCGTCCCGCGGTCCTGGTGAAAGTGACAAAATAAAAGTCTCCGTCGGCGTGTCGGCGAGCTTCAATGTCACCTATACGGAAAAGACCGGCGACCCGTATTCGCAGTAAAAAAAGAGGAATGCATCCATGAGAAACGGATTTATTGTGTTGAGCGAGAAGGATTGGGAGGGAATGGATGAAAAACAAAAGCTGTGGGCTATCTACAATACCCTGAGCAGTATGGATACACGGTTGAAGATCCTCGAACGCCGTCCCGTCGTCGACAAATGTTTTTCCTTTTTAGGCGGAATTGTAGGAGGGGCGCTCGCGTTTCTCGGCATAAAATACGGAGGCAAATGACGGTGGACGGCCTCAGGGAAATGCTCAAAAGACACGAAGGGTATAAGCGTAAGCCCTATTTCTGCGCGGCAGGAAAAAAGACCATCGGCGTCGGCTGGAACATGGAAGCCCACCGCCTGCCGGATGACATCGCCGCATTTTTGCGTCTGCATGGCTGCATCACTGATGAGATGATCGAGCGGCTTCTTACCATCTCCCTGGATTCCGTGATGCGGGATTGCCGTGAAATCTTTCCGGAATTTGCATCATACACGGAAGGCCGGCAAGCGGCGATTATCGATATGACGTTTCAGATGGGCGCGGGGATCTGGAACGGAACGACGGCTGATCTGATCAAAGCCGGTAAATGGAGCCGGGCGGCGGATCGGGTGAAAACGTGGAAGTATCACCGGCAGACGCCGGAGAGGGCCGAGGAAAATATCGCTTTATTGAGGATGGGATAAATGACGCTCATCGAAGGAATCAAAGTTGACGGCGGGGTCGTGAAGGACACCCTGGGCGCGGTCGGGGGGCTGTTCAAGGATATCCGCTCGGCGATCACCGGCAAAATCGATCCGGACAAAGAGGCGGAGCTTACCCTCAAAATAGCGCAGGCGGAAACGGCCCTGCTTACCACCCAGGCGGAAATCAACAAGATCGAGGCGGCGAATCCCAATCTGTTCGTGAGCGGCTGGCGCCCTGCCGTGGGGTGGTGCTGCGTCCTCGGGCTGCTGTACGCATTTCTCGTTCAGCCGGTTCTTTCATGGGCATCCGTCAATTTCAAATGGCTCGCGCCTCCCATAATCGACACGGCGGCGCTCTATCAGCTCCTTCTCGCCCTCCTCGGCCTGGGCGTAATGAGATCGTATGAGAAAAAAACGGGCGTGGCCCGGAATTAAGCGGAAAGGACACCCTCATGAAACAGAAAATCATCATCATGGGATCCGCGCCGGATGGGAAAAGAAGCTCAGCGTGATCAGGGATAACGTCCGCTCCATGTCCGGCTGGACCAGGGAACTTCTGGGAGCGCCGGAGGAGGTAAAAACATGACAAACGCAATAGACCTTATGAAGGACGCCCTTCCGAAGTTTTACGATGTGTTCAAAAATGGAAATGTTGCTATCGAATCGCCGGACGGGGAAACGAAGCTGGAAAATATTCCCGCTATTTTTTCGTTCGGCGAAGGGCCGGAATACCAGGGCGCCGACGCCCCCGGCACAGAAGGAAAGGTGCGGTTTATGGTGAGCGATGTCGCAACGGTATCGGCAGGCTACACGATCTATCGCGGTGAGGAGCAATGGCGGGTACTGGGAGGCTCCCAGAAAACGAGCGACGATCTGGAATGGATCGTCCCCATCAGCAGGAGGACAGTGTAAATAATGCCGGACATATTTGTCGATACACGAGGGGAATTCGGGCTGGACGCCTGGGAGAAACTCATGGGCGGCTTCCCGAAACACGCAGGCCGGGCCATTTCCTCGGCCCTGAAATCAGAGGGCAGCCGCCTGCAGAAGATCATTAAACTGTACATCCAGCGGGGCGGTGTGGGATCACCCTGGCCGCCGCTCCATCCGCATACCCTGGCGATTATAATGGCAAGACGACGACAGGCGCGCTGGGCAGCGAGAGAGAGAAGAGGCAAAAAGATACGTGCATCTACAAAAGCAAAATATCGAGGCCACAGCGAGATCAATCCCGGCGGCGTCAAGCCCCTCCGGAAACTCGCCGGCGCTACGCGCTACTATTACGACGATACCATCAAGACCGTGACCATCGGCTTTCTGGATACAAAAAAACGCTATCTTGCGGAGAAACACGCCGAGGGGTTCACCAAGACGGTGGACCGGAGAATGGGGAGGCTCCTGGCCATGTACGGGTTCCCCGTGCGGACCGGGACGATCCTGAAAGTCCCCGCCCGTCCTGTCGTCGGACCTGTATTTGAGCGGGAAAAGGCAAATATCAAAGCACACATCCAACAGAGCGCGGTGAACAATATCTATCGCTATCTCACCGGCAAACCGAAGGACTGGGATAAGCAGGATTTTTATAAAGGAGAAATGTTTCCATCATGAGCGACGCATTCATCAGGGCGCAGATAAAGATCATCCTCGAATCCGTCACCGGGATCGGTGTCGTGCACGATTATTTCCGCTGGCGTCAGAACTGGGCCGACTGGCTGGATCTGATGACACACACATCGGGATCGCCGCCAACCGGCAAAATCAATGGCTGGATGTTTGAACGGGAAAGCATGGCGACGTCGAACATCAATATCCCTATCGGTATGGTCGAGTATGTCCACAATTACACTATCCTCGGCGTCTATGAGATCGACGACGCCGGAGGATCGGGGAAGACGTTCCAGGCGATTCTCGACGCTGTCTGCGAGACATTCAAGGCAAATCGTACATTGAACGGCACGGCGGACCGGCACGACTTCATCCAGATCGAGACGGTCGGGATCGATGATTACGGTGAGGTATCGTATCATTACGCGGGCCTGTCGCTTACGGTTCATGAGAGAGTAAGGAAATAAAACCACAGGGAGGAAATAAACAATGGCACAGCAAGCAGGATCGAACACCGTTATCATATTTGATACGGAAACAACGTTTAAGACAACTCCTGTGTCGGCATCGGCATTCGTCTTACCGTTCGTCTCGGAGTCCGTCCAGCTCAAGCGGAACCTGATATCCTCGAAGACGCTCCGGGGAAACCGGAACCCCCAGGCGCCGGTACGGGGGAACATGGATGTATCGGGCGACATCAACTTTGAGCTTTCCCCGCAGTACGGCAAGCTCTTCAAGCATATTTTCGGCGCGTATGCCGTGGAGGCTCTATCTCCCGGATATCAGCACACCTACAAGATCGGCGCGCTGCCCGCAGGCATGACGATAGAGAAGCAATTTCCCGACCTGGCCGCGCCAAAATATTTTCTCTATAACGGATGCAAGGTCAATAGTTTCAAGCTGTCCTGCAAGACGGAAGGGATGATAGACTGCTCCATTTCACTGATAGGCGCGAAGGAAACCATCGGCGACACTACATTTGATGCTGGACCGGTAGATAACGGACACACGCCCTTTGACGGTTTCACCGGATCGCTGAAACAGGGAGGGACGAGTTTGGCGGTCGTGACTCAGTGTGATCTCTCCCTGGATAACGCCCTCGACGGGAACACGTATGTCATCGACGGCACCGGCGAAAGGCGTTGGCTGCCGGACGGACAGGCAAAAGTGACAGGGAAGATCACAACCCTGTTCGAAGACACAGCCCTGTATGCCCTCGCCAGGGCGCACACGGAAACGACCTTCGAGCTCCACTTCACCGCGGGCGCCGGAGACGGCAGCACAGGGAACGAAAAGCTGTCTTTCTACATGGATGAGATGAAGTTTCAGCCCCAGGCGCCGGTGATATCCGGTCCCACGGGGTTGCTTGTAGAGGTGCCGTTCGAGGCATATCTGAACATTGACGCCGACGAATCCGCCCTGCGGATGATTCTGTTGAGCCCATTGGCGACATTCTAAAGGTGATGTATGGAAAAGAAGAAATATATCATCAACGGCAAAACCTACTGCCAGAAAAAACTGGTGATCTTACAGGTGAAACAGCTCATGGCCGCGCTCGAGGGGGTTGTGTTCCACGACCTGTCGGCCACGGGAGTAATCAAGTCTCTCGATGATTTAGTTCCTTCTATCGCGGCAATTGTGCTGACGCCGGAAGGAGCCAGGATCAAAACCAAGGACATGGCGTTCCTGGCCGATGAATTCGAGAATGAACTGGATTTTGAAAAGGCCCTGGAGGTGACCGCCGATTTTTTGGCATTCAATCCGATCTCTTCGATAGTTTCCAATTTGAAAAAACTGACGGGTATGATGGCCCGGGAACTGGAAGGATCGGACATAAAAACAATAATTTCCTTATCGACGAGATTGTCCGGGAACTCTGCGGTGGAGACATCACCCGAAAAGACCGGGTAGAATGCACCGTCACGATCGCCGAGGCCCGCGAGTGGTATGAATTCAGGATGAAGCAGCGTTATGAATGGCTGGAGATCATCGGCAAAATGTTCAGCGGAGGCGAATCGGCGGCGGATAAATTCTGCCGGGCCTGCAAAGCGGCGAAGAAGAACAAAAACTGCGATCAGTGCGACCGCACAATCACGCTGTTGAAATAGGATATCCATATGGCGGACAACCAGGTATTGATCCAGATCCGGGCCGACGTCGCCGACATCAACGCGAAACTCGCCGACGTCAGGGGCTATATCGGTAAGATCACTGACGAAACGAAACGGATGGCCGACCAGGGCACGACCTCCTGGCAGATGATGGCGGCGGGCATTGCCGGTGTCGTCTATCTGTTCAATCAGGCGAAACAGGCCATCAGCCAGGTTGCGGCTCCCATTCTGGATATGGCCCGGGCGTTCGGGGAACAGGAACAGGTCACGTTGCGTCTCACCTCCGTACTGGCCGCCCACGGCATCACATCGAAAGAAGTCGTTGATGCCTATGCGGACATGGCGTCCGCGATGCAGAAGACGACACAGTATTCCGACGAGCAGATTGCGAGCGTCCAGGAGGTATTAACCAATTGGGGCGTCATGCCGAGCAAAATGCGGGAGGCGGTGGAAACGACGATCGCCCTCGCTGTCCGCACGGGAGATCTGAATTCCGCAGCAGAAATATTGGGCCAGGCATTCGACGGCAATACGCGGCGGCTGGGCAGATTATTGCCGGGAATTAAAGGGCTGGAGACCGGATCGCTCTCCGCCGGCGACGCGATGAAGCGGATCCGGAGCGCCATCGGAGATACCGCCCAGAGGGAAGCGGAAGGGTATATCGGCAAGGTCAAGCAATTGGATAACGC